TGGAAAATCCTACCTTCTCGAGTCAGGTGAAGTCTGAGTGCACGCTCAAGGTTCCCGATTTCGGTTCGAGGTTCGAGATGCCAAAAACTTTTGTGAAGAACGTTTTGAAGACTGGCATTTCAGATGAGCTCACGGCGCTCTCGAAGTTCAAAGAAATGAAAGAGTTGGCTAAGACCGACGGTGGAGCTCGTAAGAGTAAAATCACCGGGATTCCGAAGCTCGACGATGCAAACAAGGCGGGCACGGCTCAATCGAAAAAGTGTACTCTCATCGTCACGGAGGGTGACTCGGCGAAGACGCTTGCCGTTGCCGGACTTTCCGTGGTCGGTAGGGACCATTACGGAGTTTTCCCTCTTCGAGGAAAATGCAAGAACGTCCGCGATGCTTCTGTCGCGCAGTTGAGTTCGAACCAGGAGTTTTCCGATCTCAAGAAGATCCTCGGGCTTCAACAGGGTAAGGAGTACACGGATGTTTCCGAGCTTCGATACGGACGTCTTATGATCATGACTGATGCAGATAACGACGGCAGCCACATCAAGGGCCTGATTATCAATATGATCCACGCGTTTTGGCCATCTCTTCTTGATCTTGGATTCGTCGTTTCGATGGTGACTCCTATCATTAAAGCCACGAAGGGATCTCAGTCTAAATCCTTCTACACGGACTCCGCCTTCCGTGCATGGTATGGAGATGGAAAGGTTGGCTGGCGAATCAAGTACTATAAGGGTCTCGGTACTTCTACGAGCGCCGAGGCTCGAGAGTACTTCAAGATGATTGAGACGCTCACTGTCAAGTTCGACGTGGATGTCATGACGGATGAGTCGGTTGTTCTCGCTTTCGACAAGAAGAAGGCTGATGCACGAAAGACATGGCTCCTCGAGAGTACCGCCAAGGAGGCGAATCAGCTCGAAGTATCCTACGGTAACATTAAGCAGTTGGGTATTTCAGAGTTTATTCACAAAGATCTCGTAAACTTTTCATTGGCTGACTTGAAGAGATCCATCGCCCATGTGGCAGATGGTCTCAAACCCTCTCAAAGAAAGGTGATGTATTCTTGTTTTCAGAAGAATCTCAAGGATGAGATGAAGGTGGCACAGCTCGCAGCCTATGTGGCTGAGAAGAGTGCCTATCACCACGGCGAAGTCTCTCTGGCCGAGACGATCGTGAAGCTGGCCAACGATTATACCGGTTCGAATAACATCAACCTTCTCGAACCGTGTGGTCAGTTCGGAACGAGGCTTATGGGTGGCAAGGATGCGTCTCAAACGAGGTACATCTTCACGAAGCTTTCCAAGGAGGCGCGCACCATTTTCGATCCGAGAGATGATGATATTCTCACCTATCTCGATGATGATGGGCGATCCATCGAACCAGAATATTACATGCCCACACTCCCCATGGTTCTCGTGAATGGAAGTGAAGGTATTGGAACGGGATTCTCTTGTTACGTCCCTCCCTTCAACCCAGAGGATATCAAGGCGAACATTCTCAGTGCCACTCGAGGACAGGGAATGAATAAGATGACACCCTGGTTCCGAGGGTTCAAGGGTACCATTCAGAAACAGGATGACGACTCTTGGGTGACTCGGGGTGTGTGGACGACTATCGGAAAGACGATCAAGGTATCCGAACTCCCACCGGGGCGCTGGACGCAGGACTACAAGGAACATCTCGACACACTCGTTGAGAAGAAGACTATCGGAAGCTTCACGAATAACAGCACTACAGAAAATGTAGACTTTGTGATCCAGGATTACATCGGCAAGGATCTTGTCAAGGATCTCAAACTGGAGAAGACGATCAGGTGTTCGAACATGCACCTCTTCCATCCCACGAAGGGTATCTGCAAATATGAAAGTGCAGAGGATATTCTCCAAGACTTCATCAATCTACGAGTGGAACACTATGTGAAGAGGAAGGCTCGACTTCTCGAGATTACGAAGCGAAAGGCGGAACTTTGCTCCAGACGTGCACAATTTGTTAAGAGAGTCATTGACGGTGATATCGTGGTATTCAAACGCAAGAAACAGGATCTGGAAGAAGAACTGTCAGCTATGTTTCCCAAGGTTGACGATTCCTTCGACTATCTCTTGCATACGAAAACGGTGGATTACACAGAAGAACGGGTGGCCGCCCTGTTCAAGGAATGGGAGGATTTGAATGAAGAGGTGAAGAAACTCCAAGCTACCGGATATCTCGACATGTGGAAAACGGATATTAAAAAATTGTGAGTATTAGATAAGAATGGACCTTAAAGGTCCCGATACGGGTTCTGTATTGGCCCTTAACGCGATAGGTAAACAGGATACATTCCTGTTACACGATAGCCCAACACATTCCTTCTTTAATTACGAGTATAATCAACATTCAAACTTCACCAAGTATCATAAGAGTATCACCGTCTCCAAACCCTCCAATGCTTCCACAACGTGGCCTTTCGGCGAATCCATAAAGGTCACCTTTAATCCACAGAACATGGGTGACCTCCTTAGCAATATGTATGTCCACCTCGAGTTTCCTAAGGTCGAATCGAATGCCAATATCGCCGACCAAATAGGTCGTCACGTCATAGAAACCGTGACCATGCGTGTAGATGAGTTAGAACTCGAGAAATACCATGACGATTGGGGTATTATTTATGATGAGCTCTATCTCGACGCGTCTGAGAAAAGAACCAAACGATACACTCTCAACCGCAACCAAGCGGAGGGTACTTCACATAGAAACGATGCTACTCTATCTAGGTATCCGTCACAACTTATGATACCCATACCTCTATTCTTTTCACGTAAGTATGAGGGGGATGAATATGCATCCAATTCCCCTAACAGACCATACTTTCCTACGTGTGCTATCCATAAACAGAAGCTCGAGTTTGAGATAAAGTTTAGATCGGCCACGTTCTTCACGAATAACCCAAGCTTCTCACCTCTGACGTTAGATAAGTTCAGTGTGATCACGGAAGAGATTACGGTGTCGGCACAAGAAAAGTCGTTCCTAACCACTAAGCAGCAGGTGTTGATCACAGATGTAGTCAAAAAGCATCCATCAATGGAGACTGAGATAGGTGAAGATAACATCAAATTACAACTTGTTCCCGATATTCCCGTAAAATCTATGTTTTGGTTCTTGCGTCGTAAAGATTTCGAAGATGAAAATGAACATGGTTCACCATCAAATTTGGGTACGGGTGATACAGACGTTCTCGAGCGAAAGTTTGAAAACAGATACAATTTTTCTACATCGAACACGTTCAACGTCATAAACGAGTTTTTTAGGCCTATACAGGAATCGGCTAAATTGTACATAAACGGTCAAGATTTACCAAACATTAACAATCCCGACCATACGTTTTACAAATACGTCGTACCCTATAATAGCAGGTTATCGAAACCGGATAGGAATATTTACACGTATGCATTCGCGATGAATCCGATCAATGTGGAACCATCGGGAAGCCTGGACTTCAGTAAATTAAACTCGGATCGAACGATTCTTGATATTACACTTACTCCTAATCTGACAAATGTTTATACATTAAACATGTACTATGTTGGATATCAGACATTCCTCTTCGATAGAGGGTTCATGTCCGGTGTAGGTATGTCTGCCGATAGGTACATACCAACCCTAGATGATTTTAATGTTATGCCTTCGGGACCGTTAGGAGGTAGACCAAAACCGACAGACGCGGGTGTTGGAAATTTACTACAATTGAAAAAAGAGTCTACGTCTTCTGGGATCGAAGGGTATTCCCTTTAATAAATAACGTATCGTGATGCTTACGAATGTAATCTACGATATTATTCTTCACACACCATCGGATGAAATTCAGCTGTGCAACGGTCGTATGAATTTCCTCGGATGAGCCCGGTAGCTTATACGTTATCTTTTCCGTTCGACAAAAGGGGTCGAACAATTTTTTAGAGTATCCATCGAGACTTGACTTGTATGCACAATGCACACTGAAAATCTTTCCATCATTTGTTTCGTAGGAAAGATTATTCTTCTTAGAGTAATTCGTGATAAACCACTCCAAATTTCGGAGAGAAATACCCCCACTCTTTGTCAGTAGTTCGACAAGTATAGCTTTATTCTCTGGTTTTTCATAAAATGCGTTGATAGAGTTTAGTAGAATATCTGATTTGTTCATTATTAATATAGGGGAGGTAAATCTCTAAGCTCGTCTTCGGGTGGGGGACTCCTCGATACCGGGGTTCCCGGAAATCCTCCACTTCCAGCACCCGCAAGTACACAAGTACCCGCGCCACTCATGTCAACTCTAATCGTCTCTTGTGATACTTCACCGAAACTGATCACTCTACCTTCAGGGGGTTTGGTCTTATAACACGTCTTACAATATCCATCCAACCCCGCGAAACACTTGTTCGCACATGGTCGACCATTCTTTCTCTTACCAATACACTTATCATCACCAAACACTCTCGCCATCGTTCTACGAACCGCTTCATGTTTCAGAGACTTATTCTCCAGGCATAGTTCATTAGAAGCTTCGAGTAGTTTCACTCTCACTTCTTCCTTCTGCTTCGCCTCCATCTCTTTCACAGTCTTTTCTACATTCTTGAGTACCTCTCGCTGAGCGCTGATAAGTTCGAGAACTACTTCGGTCATATTCTATCATGGGGTCTCTTTTTTAAATATATCACTGATAAGTGTAGGCTGCTTTGGATCAGCTTTTTTACGAGGTTTTTTAGGCGGTTTTGCGCGCATCAGCAATTCTCCGAAGATGTCATCCTTGACATTATCGAAAAGTGGGTCGAGTAAATCGCATACAGGGTTCAAAAACTTATTGAGAAAGTAATACGGATAGTCCACAGGGAGTTTATTCTCTCGAGCGTACACCGGATCTTCGGATTTCTCAAACGCCCGAGCTTTAGGATCACCCGTATTGATAAGAATATAGGGAACCCTATCCCCGGACTGTGGTTCCGAACCGGGCTGACGTTCCCTCATCTTCCGAACAACCTGTACGTGTGCCTGATTAATGTTAGCAACTTCATCCCCAGTAATCGACACACTCTTTCCCTTAACCTTATACGAATCAGAGAGTGACTGACTCAAAATGAGCTTTTCGTTCGGTACATCTCCTTCGAGTAGCTCCACAGCTCGTTTCCGAGCGAGAGCTTTGGGTGCATCCGTGCCACTACTATCGAGGACTACATCCAGTAGTTCTTTACATACTTCTCTCACGTGTGGAGTGTTATCCCGACGAACGAGTTGTAAACCCTTGACATCAATATAGTCCATGTTCATGTTCCCATCCTTACCCTTGGTCCAAAGTTTCGCGGCATACCGCTTCTTACTATAGAGGAAATATGGGCAATAAACCTTCTCGAGTTCCAGGTTATTTGGAGCTTTGAAGAGCTTTGTACACTCTTCCGCAGCGCGTTCACCCAGCTCCCAGCTATACTCGATAGCTTCCTTACCAGTTCTACCCTGCACGTCGAATTCTACCATCACGGAATCCGTATCTCCGTATCTCACCCTGGATCCGGGAAAGTTCTTCTCCACATAGTTCTTCGTGTCGTCAATCATATTTCTACCCTTCATCGTAGTCGTAGAAGCAATGGCAACACACGGGAGAATACCCTTAGAAGCACCTGTGAAACCATACACGGAGTTCATACTAATTTTATAGGCCAACTGCTTACCGTTATACATTTGCTTCATCGCACCAGTCGCTTTAGCCATATCTTTCTTCGCTTGCTTTCTAAACGCCTTGAGTTCTACCAAAATACTAGGCAAAATGCTCGGAACGTTTTGTGCGAACGTGTGGTCTCCGAAAGTTTCATATTCGACTCCGGGTATATTCTTGTACTTGGGATCCATCACGAGCGACGAATAGCAAAGGTTGTGTGCCATCATGATACTCGGATACAGACCTTCAAAATCTAGGGCAGTGATGGGGGTATAGTAGGCCCCAGACATCGCTTCTAGAACGGTTGCACCCACATACCCAGTGTTATCCGTGTGTCCATAATCGTACGTAGGAACCTTAAACTTCATTTCTCGAGCCTTTTTCGTGAGTTGACTAAACACCTTGATCTGCTGTCCACGTTCCACTAGATAACTGAGTGGCACCCAGGTAGCCTTAGCCATCTCCAGTAGATTAACGAACGTACACAGCTTGGAAATGAGACGGTGTGGAAGAAGTGTGTCCTTAATACAGTACTCCGCGACTTCCCGAAGCTTTACCGGATCTTCTTGCTCGTACCGACGGAACATCTCTTTCGGTGCCATATCGATCTTGTTGTCGCCTAGGTAGAGCTTCGAGACATTATCGAGTTTATACGAGTCCAACTTATACTCACGCTTCACTTCGTGGAATAGATCAAAGATAAATCGGCCGGGCATAGGGACAAGCTTCAGCTCGTTATCACCCAAAGCACTCGAGGAAAGCTTTTTAGGCATGAGATCGCACACATGCGTCTTTAGCTTACTCATCTTGAAAAACGACAGTGGGCAAGACATGAGATGTCCACGTTCGATGATATACTCAAGATCGAAACCGAAGATATTCCATCCAGTGATAACATCAATATCCTTTTCCGTCAGGTAGTTTGAAAATCGAATCAGCATGTCCTTTTCCGTCGGGTACCACTCGATAATCGAATCATCGCCCAGGTTTTTATCCGTCTCCTTGTAACACAGGCACACCTTCTCGAAAGGTTCGGTTTCTCCGAAACGCATGAGTGAGATGGCAATCTGAAAACATGCATCGTCTCTCACCTTAGGATCCGGGAACTTTCCAGTCGAGCTATAGCACTCAATATCAATCGATGCGATCACAAACGGCGCAGATTCGGGGTTATCTACAGCCTTAAGATCCTTCCAGGACTTACAATACAGGTCAATATCGACGTTTGCAAAATCGGCACGTTCACAGCCATCACCCGTATCCACCCAACCCGTAGATTGGATGTTAGACCTATGCATAAATCTCAGTACAGGGTCCAGATTCGCCTCGTATAATCGCAACTGACTAATATGCTTCGTGCGATCAATATCCGTATCCAGTCTTTGCAGGGTTTTTCTCAGTGCTGTCACCTTCTGCAAAGCTTGATTCTTCGAAGACTCGTCATTTTCTTTGTCCATAGCGGATTCAGTGAGAACGAGCTTGTGATCCGTTTCTTCGCGCTCGCGCTCCAGTTTTTTAAGAGTCGCAGCATTTGTTCTTCTCAGTTTACTACTGATATACCGACGCGATTGTAGATCTTTACAGGTTATCTGTATAAAAGTCCGAGACTCCCCGTTTTGAAACCCTTCCATGTCCTTAGATCTCAAGGATCCACAGTTTACAATATCGGGGCACGTATCTTTGACGTGTTCGATCACCTTTACAGGGTCCAGTGTATCAGGAAGCTTCATAAAGAAGTATGGCTTAAAAGGGGTCGTCACACAGACAGATTGACCGTTCATCGTCTTTCCAAACATCCTGATCAGATGCTCGTCATCTTCGTCACGTGCATCCCATGTCAAGACCTGGAACTGTACCATACTTCGTTATAGAGCTAAATTTTTAATATCATATATTAGTAAAAATGTCAGCTGCTCTGATTGACCTCGTGT